GCATCATTATGACTTCATCCGGCAAAAAGATGATTTTAAAGGTAAATACCGATAACAGCGACGGAGTAGCTGCCCCGCTCTCCTCCCAAAATCAAAGCAAAACAGGTCCGGCCCTGGGACCTGTCAAACACTACGGGGCTAGTGTGTTTGAAATTATCTGGTGTGCTATATCATGGGTCTTTAGCCTATTTGTGACTGCAAATGTGGCTAGACCATTAAATATGGATGCTAGTATAGTAGCCCCAACCGATCTTGAGGAATTAGGAAACGACATTCCTAGAGCGGCTGGGAAATTGGCAGCCCTTTGCAGATTAGAACTGCCGCTAACCCATTCTAAGGCCAATGTTTTGGTGGCCAAGGAATGGTTAGTGCGATACATGGATAGAATACATGTTCGAAAATCTGACCAGGTTGTGTTACTTCCAATTGCTTTGAAACTGTGTTTTGTTGAAACAAAATATGAACGACATGCTAGGGAATTAACACTTACACCTGAATACCAGAGGCTGTACCGGGAAACACATACTCGAATGAAACCCGGTACGTGGATGGGATGGCTCTTTAATCATAGAGAGCCGGTCCCAACCGACCTCTGATGGGGCCTGCGTGTCAAGCCTTCCAGACTGGTAACAGCATCCAAAGCGCCGGATGATGGAAGGTTGGTGGTCGTCAGACACCAGGTCAAAGGGCGCTACAAGAGGCGTAGTACTTATCATATTGAGGGTTTGTCCAAGGGAATGGACATTGGCACATTCAATAGTGATATTAACGCCTTAGAGAAAGCGGTTAAGGAACGCATCCTTTTTGTTAAGGATGGTAACGGTGGGTTTTGCAAGCCCCCGAAACCAGACTTAGGTGCGTACCCAATCCTGTTGGAAAAGTATAAAACACTCATAACAGGTCATGCTAAAACCTCCCCATTAACCAATGAACAATTCCTTGGGGCCTATGAGGGACGCAAGCATACTATTTATAGTAGGGCCATTGAGAGTCTAACCAAGCGTCCATTGTGCGGTAAGGACGCTGAGGTTAAGTACTTTATGAAGGTTGAGAAAGTCAACTTCACTTCCAAACCGGATTCTGTGTGTCGGGGAATCAGTCCACGCAGTCCCCGCTTTCATGTATCTCTTGGTCCGTACATTAAGAGGATTGAGAAACTCGTATATCGTCAGATCGACGATATATGGGGCTCCCCAACTGTCATGAAGGGCTATAATTCCCAGCAGCGTGGCAAACACATATTGGCAAAGTGGCGCAAGTTGAAGGATCCTGTCGCAATAGGCATAGATGCGAGTAGGTTCGACCAACATGTGAGTGAAGATGCATTGAGATTTGAACATGAAGTATACAAATCTTACTTCACAGGACCACACAAAGCCAAGTTGTCTGCGATGCTGCGTCGCCAACTCCGTAATAAAGGAGTTGGCTATGCCCAGGATGGCAAGCTTAAGTTTCATGTGGAAGGTGTGCGTATGAGTGGAGATATGAATACATCCTTAGGGAATGTTCTGCTCATGTGTATGATCACCCATGACATGAAGGCAGCTTATTCGTTGGACTTTGATTTCGTCAATGATGGAGATGATGGAGTCATATTCATCGAAAGGCGGCACTTAAGACGATTATCAGCCATAATAAGTAACCATTACTTAAAATATGGCTTTAATGTCGTATTGGAGGCCCCTGTATATGAGCTAGAACACATTGAGTTTTGTCAATGTAGACCCATAATGATCACTGAAAATGAATGTTTAATGGTTAGAAATGTTGAAACCTCATTTGATAAGGATTGTTGCAGCGTTTTGCCTTTAAACAGTACCAGTGGACCTAAGTGGGCCAGGGCTGTCGGCGAGTGCGGTCTCTCTCTCGCTGGATGTGTTCCTGTGCTGTCAGAATTTTATAAAACACTAACCAAATATTCCGATAAGAAAATCAAGCTATATAGTGAAGGTCTTACTCGTTTGTCCGAGGGTATGGACATGAGAAGGCAAGTTCACCATATCGCTAGATATTCGTATTGGAAGGCATTTGGGGTGCCACCTGATAAGCAGCTAGCCATAGAAGAGTATTATCGCAAGTGTGAAATACATTTCAACAAAACCACTTGTCATTACCAAAACACCCCCACCCTACATCTGTTGTAGGGTCATCCGAACGTAACCCCTGGCTTTCCTTTCCAACACCCTCTGTTAGCCGTAGCAGATTTAGTCCCTTGGAAAGATGTGTGCTGGGTCAAGGTTTGAACACCCTTGCGTAGGTTAGTTCATATTACGGAATTGGGTTATCAAGGTTAAATGGACCAAAACTTTCAAAGTGCTAAACAAAATGCCAAGAGACTGCACGGCTCCTCCTGTGTACAGGCCTTGATGATGTACAGTCCCCGTAGTCATAGGGTATCCAATACAATGACTAAAAAGAACCGTACCAAGCGGTCTGCCTCCCGCAAACAAAAGAAGGCAACTCCATTCGCTGACGCAGGTGCCATAGCCGGTAAAGAAATTGGGAAGTTCCTCGGAATCCCCCAAGCTTCCGGTATTGGTCGCTGGTTAGGACAAGGAATAGGAGCAATTTTTGGTAGTGGAGACTACCAGATGGTAGGGCAAACTCCCGAATACAACGTTTTAACAAATGGAAAGCAGATTCCAAAGTTTATGACAAATGACAGAACCAACGTCATTTGTCATCGTGAGTATTTGGGTGACATCCTTTCCACCACTTCATTCTTCAATCGGGCTTATAGTTTAAACCCAACCGACCCGAAGACTTTTCCATGGTTGTCACAAATTGCACCGAATTACCAGCAATTTAGGTTCCATGGGCTAATTTTCGAGTTTAGGCCCATGATCACTGATTTCACTAGCAGTGGTCAACCGGGTGTGTTGGTGTTTGCCACCAATTATAACTCCGCTGAACCTATTTACCAAAGTAAACAGGAAATGGAGAACTCGGAATACGCTGTGTCCGTTAAGCCAACTTTGCCGTTAATTCACGCTATAGAATGCGACCCAAATGAAACAACCATCACAAAGCTGTACACAGACAGGGATGCCAACAGAGACCCTAGATTAACAGATTTAGGTCTTACTCAGTTGGCAACAACTGGAAATGCTGCAGCTAATGTTGTTTTGGGTGAGCTATGGGTTTCATATTGCGTTGAGTTTTTCAAACCAAAGCTGGTCCCTGAAATTGGCGGAGTTTTAACGGCACACGCCCGACGGGCTGTGATAAGCACTTCCTCTCCTTTGGGAGGGGTCGGTGTTAGTGTATCTACTGACCTGCGATCGTTCACTGTGAGTGCAGCTTCGATCTTTTGGGAAGCTGTACCGGGCACGAAGTGGCTGGTCAACGTACAATGGAGTGGAGACACAAATGCTGTGCTTGCCACATTGGACACTCCATTGTTGTCACAAGCCTCATATGGGCCATGGACCAATCAAATCAATGGTTCACCAAGTGTGTATTCCGAGGAAGTGGGTAACTCCAGTCGACGATTTTCGTTTCAAGCTGTTGTCACGGTCACAGGTGAAAATCCTTCAGT